TCACAAACCAACAAAACTTATTGTTTGATTGCGCTAATCGTTTATTTAGAATGTTTCGGTTGATCTGGCTAATCGCTTATTTAGTAACGTGCGGTTGACCTGACGTTTATTTAAGGCGATCTCTTTCGATCCGCACTTTTTGTTTATTTAGATTATTTGAGTTGAACTGGGCGATCTGGGTGTGGCGGGATTCGAACCCGCACTTTACAGATTTTAAGTCTGTTGCCTCTGCCGTTGGGCTACACACCCGTAGTCTTATATCCTAACCATCAGACCAGTAATCGTCTATGTCTTCGTCTCTATGAGAGGTTTTCTCTCCGTTCCTAAAGGCACTATATAGGAGTAAAAAGAATAAGACTGTAAAGATAAAGGGGTTAAACTCACCCATAGTTATTTTAAATTGTATTAAAAGGTATTTAATTAATTAAAAAGAGTAGGGAGTAAGCCATTCTACTTATATGCAGGTTTTCCCTATGGTTGCAGTATATTCTCTTATATATTCCCCTCTATGTATCTTATACTCTCTGTAGTTACAAACGAATGAAAAGAAAAGGGTTTTTATAATTACAAACGGCGGTTGAATAAATCTATACTCTTGCTGTTGGAATACTTGCTATTGTATTCTACTAGTTCTTTTACTCTGTATATCTCCCCTAGTGTGTCTTTAGTCCTACCAGAATTGTCTACCTGACGTAGTGCTATAAGATCTGCTTCAGCAGATAGCAGGACGTTGACAAGCTCTCTGATAAGCTCATCTGGAGATTTGTAATCACTCATTTAGTTTATCTTGTATGTAATCTCTGATCTCAATAAACAGATCATCCGATATATCCATCTGATCTTGCAGATCATCGTGGATGCTTGCACAAGCAATCCTTGCCATTTCTAGTATTTCAGTTTTATACTTCATTATCTTAGCTCTTTGATTAGTTTAGTGAAGGAACACATTAAACAATAAAGTATAATTACAGGGACGAATCCCAGACTCCACCAGACCAACAAAATCTTAATCATTAATAAGGATCTTAATCTTACCCCGATTCTTTTGGAGTGTTACTACATCACCTGCCTCTGCTTGATGCTTTAGCTTGGTAATAGAGATTCTCTTGTCTCCTCTGGTCTTAGCCTTATAAAAGGTTACTCTTGCTTCGGTTCCATCAGGATACTTACCCGATACTGGATGTTTGGCTCCACAATCTGCTTCTGAATAATCAAAAGAGAATTGTTTGGCTAGCTCACAAACTGATTTGTTTGCATCGATTATACTCTTATCGAGCATGGTGTTGGTTATGTTAATAGTCGCTTTCATTTTATTGTTTCTATTGTGGTTTGCTAATATAATTAATTCTTCCATGCATTTACTGTTATGGTCACAGGTAACAGGATACTTGCATTTAGATTGTTTGCAGATCATTTGTCCACATAAGTTAACTTCACGGCATCTACAGCATCTTCCCCCGAAGCAATGTCTCTAATATCTAGCGTGACATCACTACTGTCAATGTCATCAAAGAATTGACTCACAGCATCCTCTTCCGTCTCTGCATCTACGTGCATCCGTAATTGTATCTCAAATGTTTTTTTCATATTCTACTTCGTTGTTTTCACCTACTGTGTCACCTGTCTCCAAGAATTGCATCACAAACTGTGAGAATCTTTCTTTCGCCTTATCGTAATTGTCAAAAATCTCTCCTTCTATATACTCTCCACCATTAATGATCTCGTTATTAGAATCAACAATATCTTTTCTTACGTCTACAAAGAACTCCCCTTCTTCATCTCCATGCCTCAAGTAGACTTCATATTCTGTTTTTGTCATTTTAAATTCTTTTAAATTAATTAATAATATGTATGTGAATGATCTTTTCGATCACTGTGTAGTCATCCTCTTTCCCATCCCAATTCATACCAATCAAATCATTATCTTCGGTTAAGTCATCCTTCTCGAAGTAATAGCTGATGACAGAATCCAAATCAACTAAATCTAAATCTTCTTCTCTCTCTGGATCAAAGGTTTTAATGTCCTCTGAAAATTTATCATCCCCCAACCAACAAACAGTTTTTGTTTGCTCTGCTTTGTCTACTACTGTAAATAATTTACTCTTCTGCATCTTCTATCTCTTTAAGTTTCTTATATACAGTGTCTTCGATATCTGACAGTGTAAGGTTTACATCTATATCTTTTGCTCCTAATTCCGCTATCGATGAAACCAATTCGAATACTGCATCATTTACCCTGCAATACTGGCTATATAATTGTGTGTTCATTTGCTACTAATATACTTCTTATATTCTTCTTTGACAATAGGAATAACCATATAATCTACGATTCTTACCAAAGCCTCTTCTGTATTCTCACAATCAAGAATGTTTGATAAACCACTGATACCTAGGGCGGCATGATGAACCTCATGAATTAAAGTATCCAATTGATCCTCTATACTAAGACCCTTCCTAATAGAAATAATCTTTTTATCGAAGTCCATCTCTCCATAATCATCCATCTCTTTGAATTCTATCTTGAACTTCATGCCCCCAACTGTTATTGTGGAAGGTAAACTATATGTTTTCTTTTTGTTCATTAACTTAATCTCTCTAAAGCTTTGATTCCTTTACCTGTGATTTCTCTCTTGCCGTCTATCTTCATAAAGCCATTCTTCAACAAGTGGACTTCTGCATCTTTCTGGATAGCTGTCCTAGACATTCCAGTAACCGCACATAACATTTGCAAGGTGCAAGCTCCACGATCTTTGAGGATACGCATAACCTGTAGCTCGGTGTGATTGATTCCATAAGGCATGATGCCCAAGAGATCGCATAATTCTTTCCAGTCTTTTCTGCCAAAGTTAGATCTGTTATTGACTTCAGCGTAACAACTGATTTCTAAAGATCTTTTTATAGCAGACCGTGCATTACCTCTAACTGTTTCAGCAATGTCAACCATCACTCCATCATTAAATGTAATCCAGTCTAACTTCTTTGCAATGATGCCTCCCAACTGCTCTGAAGTATATGGCTCAAAGTCTAATTGGGTGAGGCGATCTTTAAAAGGAGGAAACAATTTGTCTAGCTCCGTAGTCGCAAACAAGAAAGTCTGCCTTTGGAAGTCAAACAAGAAACTTGATTCACCAAATTCAAATCGTTTGGTCTTAGCCCCCTCCACATTGAAGATAGTCAGAAACGACATTTCTAAATCCTTCGGTAGTGCGTGTGCTTCGTCCAGTAGAACGGTTACATCTTTGTCCAGAATCGCAGGAATAAAAACCTGTTCAAAGAACTGCTCTGCATTACGAATAGTAGAACAATTAATTTCAATCATGGGTTTACCCAGAGATTTAGCAAATGCTTTTGCATACTCTGTCTTGCCTAATCCTTTTGCTCCGTTGAAAAGAAGAAAAGGAAGTGTGCCAGTAGCTTCTTTGGCTTCTTTATAAAAGCCTAGTCTGGTTTTTAATGTGTCTTGTCCTATAAGACCCTCAAACATATCAGTGGTTTTGCTCATTACTCAAATGTGTTGACGGAGAATTGAATTTTTTCTTCTGGCTCCGTTGCCTCTTGGATTGTTTCTGTTTTAGCAGGAGAAGCATCGACTGTCAAGCCAATCTCTTCTAACCACCGTTTAGATACTACAACGGTCGCTTGCTGTCCCAACTGATCAGCCAGATCTTTTAGTTTGATTCTGGTAAATGAAGTTGAACCCGCAGGGCGACCTCTTTTCTTTGGTGTTTCGTTCATATGCCGTCTATTATATCCATTTAAATTAGGGGCGCAAGCATTTTTTTGACTTTTTTTTATTTTAAATTCTTTTGTGTAATTAAATATATGACCTTGATAGTAGTTTCTGAACTCACCACAAACGAAGGATTATATTTTAGGTATCTAACAAGCGCAATAAAATTGCACTACCACATGGATGTTATAGTGGAGGCACAAAAAGAACAAAGAGATTATTATTATTCTCTATTAAAAAGAAAAGGTTTATACGATTTCGTATCAGAGATTGTATCGCCAGAGGCAAACGAAGAAGGGATAAGATTAGATACGGAGATGAATTACCCTCTCACAGTAACGACAGAAAAGATTTGTGTTACTAACGTAGCTAGCTTAATACTACAAATTAAATCTTTGGGTTCAATAAGTAAATCGATTGATTTGATTTAGTTAATTAGATACCGAATAAATAAAAACTTTAGTTTACAAAAAGAAATATTTAATTAATTTTTTTAAGTTTTTATTTTTTTTTATTAATTTTATATACGCTTATTTGGCAAAATATCGTTCGATCTGGGGGTTTTACCAATCGCATTTATGTTTTAATAACTGATCTTTTGTTTTGCGTGGGTATTCCGATCTGTAACTAAGATCATCTTGGACTATTTTTGTCCTGTGATCATCATTCAAGAAGTGGTCTGTCTTTTCATGAAAGCGATACTGATAAAGTTTTTCTTTAATGTAGAAACATTTATCTGGTCCCGCCATTTCTGCCATAGGTATATTTAAAATTATGTCCTCTGGAAATTTAAATAAAACTCCATTCTTGTATCTTAAATCTTTATTTTTAATATTTTTATATAGAAAAAACTTATGAGATCTAAGATGAGTTAAACAATACCGTTGTCTACGCAATGATAATGACCAATCTATTGGATTCATAAATGAATTTGGAAAAGTAACATTGTCGCTACATTTGAACCCACCATAAGTTAACCAATAACCCTTTAAATATATTTCTTTTAGATATGATAAAGCTCTAGCATTAATAAGATTATCATCGCCATCCAAGGTCACAATAATATCTTCATCGGTAGGTTTAGCGTGATAAACAAAATTACTTGTCTTGTTAAAGACTGCTCCCATGTTTTTTTTATTGCGAAGAATTTTTATTCTTGGGTCACGATTTGCAGTTTTTTGCGCTACTTCTACAGATTTGTCAGAGCTTGCGTCATCTGTAATATACATCTCCCACTCGCTCTCATCTTGGACCAACACACTTTCGATACATTTCTCTATGAAATGCTCGCAGTTATAGCAAGTCGTAATAATTTTAAGCATTAAACCAAGAAGGAGTCTTTCTCTTAGTCCACTTGGCGAAGTAAGCTTTCTCTCCGTTGTAGTAAGAACGATAAGCCGTAACAGAACAGTTGTTTTTGTATTCTTCTGGCATTGCTTGTGCGAACTTAGTCAATCCCTTGCGTGGTATATTTAGCTTGTGGTAATTAGATCCGCACCATTGGATGGTATCAAGGGACTTATGTACCTTACCGTAACGTCTGGTATACTCTTGGCACATAGCGTAAGCGTGATCTATTAACCACTCGTAGTTCTCTGCGGATTCTCTAGCCCACTTGGTGCAAGGGTGATTGTAGAATGCTCTCCTGTATGGAGCATCACCATTAGGAAAGACAGCGCAAAGCATCTGCGCTGACTCTAGAATCATCTTAACAACGTGCTTATCGCACAATTGTTGTGCTGCGGTCTTGGGGTCACTATCTACGGCAAATATGTTCATGATTAACTTATAGAATCTTTAACGCAATAGTCAAGATAATCTTCTAGGTTGGCGAATGTCTTAGATCTAAATTTAAAAACCTCTTCTAATCTTTCTTTTTTATTTTTAATTGCCCAATGAGCAATCTTAATCGGATGTTCTTTACTCGCTAATTCTGCGATCTCTTCGATCTCTTTTCTAAAATGCATTTAATGATTTCTTTTGCCGTCGAACACACAAACAAAATATAAGTGTTCTGCCGTAGGGTTAATTACTTTATGGAAAACTCCATCTGGTATCAAAACAACATCTCCAGATGCAACATGGAAAGACTCTTCTCCTAACGTCATCTGTCCGTGACCATCGACAAAATAATAAACTTCTTCCTGTCCTTCATGCGAATGCCCCCGTGTTTCTTCATTAGGCTTGAGAAGAGTGCTGCTTAATACAAGATTTTTTAATGTTTTATTATCTTTAAGAAGATAGGTTTTATTATCTTTTATTACGGAGCCTCCTATATCATGGATATTAAATATATTATTTGTCATTTTCATAAGACATATCCCCCTCTCCTACAGCATACGTTTGCTTATAATGAAGACCTTCATTACCGTTTTGCCCGATAACATTCATACGTTTCTCTGCTTCGATCTCTTCTTCTCCAGTTGGTAATTTGGCAACTGGTCGTTCGATCTGGGATCTTTCATCCAAGAGCATTGCTTTAGCAAGGATGGCATAGTTTACAATGTCATCGCAAGCATCTTCTACAGTTTCGTTTGGAACAGAAAGTTCTTTATCGTTAGTAAAGGAGCGGATTCTCTGCACCTTATCTATCACACGCAAGAGTAATCCCTGCACTGGATGGATGTCTAGAATTTTAGATGAATTAAAATTAGCAAATATATCTGTGGCTTTCTTGCCACCAGTATAATCATTATTTTTCTTCAGCATAATGTCCCTGCAAGATTTGCAGGTTTGGTCATGCAGTTCAATTAGTTGTTTGCTCGTCATTTTCTGCTTCTTCTAAAAATTTATCTATTTCTTCTTCTGTTGGATAGCGCATCTCATCTTTCATCCCCTCTGGGATAACACCAAGCCAACAAATACTTTTTTCTTTTTCTGGCTCTCTGCTCCGAAACTCACCGTAATATTTTATCTCTGCTTCTTTACGAGCTTTTATTGCATCTTCTTTATTAGTGAAAATACCTAAATATTTTTTCTTACCTTCTGTTATCGTTGCTTCCCATTTTTTCTTTACTTTATGCCAATGCACACCAGTTACACCGCTAGTGTTATTTTTAGACATACTAGAATTCCTACAATTCTCTTTTTTTGTCGCTAATCTAAGATTATCAATTTTGTTATTTAAAGGATTGCGGTCTTTATGGTCTACCTCCTTTTCCAGTGGGTCTACACCATGATAAATATAATAAGCTAATCTATGAGCAAAATAAAGTTTGCCATTTACACTTATTCTGATTCTAGTATCTCTCTCAAATTTTTGTTTATGTCCTGCCTCTTTGCCGACAACACTTGAATTTCTGCCTCTTGATTTTATCCAAGTAAATATCCCTGTATCTGGATTGTAATCTAAGAATTCTTTTAATTCTTCTAGTGGCGGTAGTGGTCTATATCTCATTTAATTGGCTTCCTAGCTAAATGCGTAGAAGAAATACTATATTCTTCTGAATGCTGATTGCCTTTAGCTATTGAAGTAAAGGTAAAGCTATCTTGCGGTGCGGCAGGACCACCATACCCATACTCTTGGTCTACCATGTTCAACATCTTTTCGAGTTGGTATTTAGTAAGGGTAACCTTCACTGGGATTTCTTTTTGTTTTTTATTATCATAGGAGACAATAATCTCATCTACAATAACTTCTTCTTTAAACTGCAACGCGCCAAGGGTTGCCACCAAAAAGATTACACAGCCAATAATAATTATTTCTTTCATTAGTCTACTAGTAGTTCGAATATTTGTTCGTCTGTATATTTATCAGGATTATTAGAAGCGTCAATCAATAAATCTTGGTGATTTAATAACTCCTGTCTAATTTGGCCATAAGTTTTGGAATCAAGAACTAATTCTCTTGTTTTTAGATCATAAACATATAAGTCCTCATGGAATCTTGTATACTCATTTAGATAATCTAAAACATCTTCTATGGTAGGGAGGACTTCTAGTTGCTCATCATCATATGAATTCTGTATTCTGATTTCATATTTGAATGTGACCGCTGTGACATCTGGCTCCCCTTCTTCGTCTAGAGGGTGGACTTCTGGGACCACAACTTCGGCTTTGATTTTTGGTTTTAAAACTTCATCTGTTTCAAACTCCGTATCTACAAAAAACAAAAAGATTTGAATGAATACGAATACGAGCAAGCCAAATGCTAACCCCCCACTCAAGGCTTTTATTAAATCTTTTTTATTCATCTTTTACAAATTGGCCATCGACCATCTTCCCAGTTCTATCTTTGATTTCATTGTATGCTTGGTCCAAGCAAGTTGTAGGATCAAGCTCTAACATTTTGGCGGCGATGATAATAGTCACAAGCATATCACCAATGCCATCAGCGATTTCGAGATGGTCACCATCTTTAACCGCTTGGATTGTTTCATCTAGCTCCTCTTGAGTCTTAGCAAGTTGAGCCAAGGGTTCTCCATTATTGAAGATGCCTCTTTCTTCTGCCCATTTAAGGACGTATAAACTTAATTCGTAAAACGATTTCATGTTATTTATTTCTTTTTGGTAAAAATCTTTAGTCCATCCGTCATTATATGGACTGTTGGCTTCTATTTGATATTTGAGTTTATCAATTTTCATTTTGATTGCGAGCTTTTTTCTCTTCCATTCTTTGGATATGTTTATCCCAAATAGATTCTTCACTTGGTTGTTTAAAATCAGCACCTTGGAAGTCTTTAGGGATGCCAAAAACTTTCTGTAGCCTTCTGGCTTTAGACTGTGCGATAGATTGCCTGTATACTTGAATAGGGAATGCAATAAGAGATTGGAAAAAAGTAGTTAACCCAACAAATAATGCCAAAAGAACACCTACTGTCAATCCCGCCAATATACTAAATATTGCGTATGCTATTTTATAATAATTAAATTTCATATTAAATCATATACCACCGTGTAATTATCAGGCTTAATTCCTACCACATTAAATTCAATGTATTCAGCAGCGTCATCTGTTGGCATGTCTCTAGAGAAATGCATCAGCATTTTTTTATAGGAATAAACAAGAAAGCCTCTCTGGTCTGACCCTATAATACATTTATCTAGGTCGTCAAACATAATGGCTTCGTCAGATAAAAATGAAGTATCTATTTCCATATGAAATAACTAGATAAAATATAAAAAGAATAAACCAAAAAGACTAAATAAATAAAAGCTTCTATTCTAGACATGTCGAAATAAAGGGGGTTATTCGACATATATTACAGTCATGTCGTCATTCTCGACATATGTTCGTCAGGAAAATATTTCTCAAGGCATGAGAGCCTGTCATCTGCATCTACCAGAAGCTCTAGAGCTTGCCTAGCATTCTTCCAGTAATCATCTGTTGAGTGATCGCCGATACCTGCGGGGTAATCAACTAACAGATCGAAAGAAAGTAAAGCTTTCTTTTTGTCTGCGACCGCCTCTGATCGGAGCATTTCATATAACTGCTGTTTCATTTGGTTTCTTCTTTTTCTCTCTGTTTGCGCTCAATATAGCGCTCATGTTCTGAATTAATTCCCATGCACCGACAAATTAATAGGACAAACGCTATCCAGGCGGTGACAATAAATATCCATAATAGCATGGAGGGATTATACCTACAATTATGTATGAGTCAAGAGAATTTTTCAAGAATTCTGAAAAAAGTGTAAGTAAGGTAGTAATGCCTAACGATTTAAATTCAGAAATCCACTCGAATTTTTCATCTGGCTCCAGCACATGGGCCAATTTTCGCTCTGAAGTGACAGGGATGTATATATTGAGCGGCCAAAATGGAGAAGATGGGAGACAACATTTGTTGAGAGAATACAATCGGAAAATTAATGAGCTAAATCAAACTGGTGGTCAATTTTATTTAGAACCATTCAATGGTGGGTTTTCTTATTTGGGGACTCCTGATCTTTATACTGGATCTAATGGAGCTTATTCTACAAGAAGAATAGGATTTGGTGGGTATTTAATGAAAGTTAGGAGTAATTTTGATTATGTACTAAATGAAGAGGCTTATGTAAAGACTGATGCTAATAATGTTATTTCGATGGATTCACCTTTAGATCCTACAGGAACAATTCCTGATTATCAGGGGACTGTTTTATGGAATCAATATGAGTCAAGGGTGCCAGCGGCTAATATTAAAAGTTTTGTTACAGGTATTAGAGGTAAAAAATACAAAGTTACGTACACCACTAATCATTCTTTTGAACATGTAAGCGGTTTCCAAGATTACTATAAAAGTTATAACCTCTCATGGTGGACTCCAAATTCTACAAATTTCTTAACAAATATAGTTGTTCCTAATGTGCCACAAACCCCCGAAGGAGAAATTTTATATTATCCATTCGGTCAATCATATTTTGGATTTATTAGTTCTTGGGTTATAAACACTAAAGCTATCACTGGCTCTGACGGAGTAAAAGGATTGAGTTATTACACCAACGAAGCTAGAGCTATTGCTAATGGATCTGATCCCGCTGACGCAAGAAAAAATTTCGTTTTACAGTTTCAACCTTTATATGATTCGCTGGGAGAATGGGTGGGAACTGGAGATGCCTGTTGCAGTGTTTGGTATGATCAATCTCAAACAGGGAGCGCTCAAAACAATTTAACTCAAACGACTGCTGCTGATCAGCCACTTTTAGTTAATCAAGGGACTTTAGTAACTACCTCTAGTGGAGATTCATCTTTAGATTTTAACGGAAGCACTCATCATATGACATTGAATACAGGTTTCTCTAGCACTTTAAATATAAATGCTTTGTCTTCTTACACAGTTTTCCAAGCTGACACAATAGCAGGGACTCAAATGGTTTCTACTCTAGGGAGCTTCGCAGACTCTAATAAAAGATGGTATGCTCCCTTCATTAGCAGTAATAATTTTAGTTTTAATTATGGTGCTGGTTCCGCTCCTTCTACCTCTGCTAACACAAATTTAAATTTAGTCAGTATGGTGGCAGATTCAACACAGGGTGCATATAAAGCTTTTTTAAATAGCTCTCAAGTGGGAAGTGATGGCTCTTTAGAAGACAAAAGTGGAGGAACTGCACTTGTAGGAGTCGGAGGGTTAGCTGACTCTTTGCATTACAACGGTAAAATGGGAGAGTTTATTATTTATAGCTCCAGCACAGAATCCGCAAATAGAACTTCTATAGAAACAGATATTAAAAACCATTTTAAAATATAAAAAATGAAATATTTACTTTTTAATACAAAGCAACAAGCTGAAGATAGAAGCGCACAAGAGGCTCAAGCAAGAGGGTGCAGTTCTACCACTCTGTATTGGTGGGAAACAAAAGAAACAAAAGCTGGTAAGTGGGCTGTTTGTATTGATGAGCCATATTTAAGGCCCCCAGATCAAGTTATTGTTTTTCAAGGTGAGGAAGAGACTATTCCGAACACATCATTAGCTGGATTAACTGCCTCTGAAATGAGTAAACTAAAAGATTCGGTTATCTGGCCTGATCAACCAACGCCTTAAACTTTTTCCAGAGGTACTTGATATTTAGAGTATGGCAAAAACCAATGCTCACAGTTTTGCAGAACATCTTTAAGTAAAACCATCGACATCATATCTTTCCTACCTTTGCGTCGATATCCTTTATAAAGGCACTCATCTACTCGGTTAACCGTTTCTCTCAAGTTACATTTTTCTTTCGCTAGGTTATATAAATCGACGTTCTTTGCGTGTAGAAAAAACGCTCCGAAATCAAAAGCTATCCATAAGGGAGTGCCGTTCTCATTACACCAACCCTTCTTTCCGTTTACATTAAGAAACTCTAATAGGATCTTACCTTCCCGCGTGGAGTTTTTTAACCCTTTTAAATCTACTGTTTCGCCATTTACAACAAAATCAACATGACCAATATCTTGGGCTTTACCTGTCTTTTTAATAGTAAGACCTGAAGATAAACAAGAATGATGGTATCTCTCTGTAGACTCGTCTATAAGCTTTTGCGTGTGAGCTACATGACTTAAACCTGACAGACCTTTTGCTTTATTAGAAATCATTTTCTCCAACCTTTGTTATACATAATACCATCACTTTGTTTTTTCCATTTTGCCTCTGGATCATTTTTATAATACTCATCATATTGGCTTGTTGTCGTTCTTACAAAAATGTGGTAAACACCGTAAGCAGTGGGAATTAAAATGGACGATAAAATTACAATGATTAATATTACTATAAGAGTTTCCATAAGCGTTTTAGCTTTCTTGGAATGCTCCATTAAATTATATACGGTTATTTTAATTTAAGCAAGTAAATATACAGCAAAACCCCCTGCCCGAGAGGAAGGGGGTGCCTAGAGATTAATCTAAAATAAATCCGTAGACTATTTCTGCTTGGCTTTCCCGATGTTTAACGCAGCCCAATCAATAATTTTATAGATTTTGGACCACAAAGACCCCTCTTCTGGAGTTGGGGTGGCGGCAGCGACAGCAGATGCTAAAGCAATTGCAGCAGTCACTACACCGAACCAAGGGTTATCTTGAACTAGTTGAAGAATAGTATCCATACTCCTTTTTACACCTAATCAGGTTGAACTATGTAACGCTTATCTCTAATTGTTTTCCAAAAATTTCTATCAGACCATTCTTGGTGAAACCTTTCAGCGTTAGCTTTTTCCCACCTTTTATGAGAATCTTTAGTTATTTTTGTGGCGACCCCTTTAGACTTCCAGTCTCCTACTTGGGTGCTAGAGTCTCTATCAATTTTATATATTTTAAAAAATTGTCTGTAAATTTTTAAATGACAAGATTCAATATCATGAACTGTTTTATATTTTTCTACAGGAGACCAGTTAGGAACAGCAATGATTTTATTATCTACTTCCCCACTATCTACAAACCCTAAGACTCCAAGTATACGACAAGAAACTAAACTCGCTCTGTCAATTGGGTCGTGATTAAATATCAAGACATCTAAAGGATCGTTGTCTAGGGCGATGGTTTGAGGGATGAAACCATAATTAATTGGGTACTGCAAAGAAGAAACCAAACATCTATCTAATTTAAATATATTTAAATTCTCATCGTATTCGTATTTAGTGTTGGTTCCTTTGGGAATCTCCACTATGCAATTTACATGCTCATAATCGTCCGAAGTAATCGGGATATCATTTACTAAATTCATTTAAATGTTTATTTTCTATTTCCCAGTTATCTGCTCTTAGTGGGAAAGGTTCCCTTCCCCTCATCCTAACAGTTCCTTTAGGATAAAAAGATGCTCTCTTTTTAAATTGCTCTTTAGTAACCCACCCACAAATAGACAAGTTTTTCTTTTGAGTATTTAGAGAAGTAAAAATGTAAGCTTCTGACTCATGTTTTAACTGCACATCAAAAACATTATTTATATAGAAAGGTTTAGGGTCTACAGTTCTATTCATTGATTTTATATCAGTGCGTAGATCTTTATATATTATATCGTAACCTCCATCAAAACCTTTAGGCTCAATTAATTTATGACCTAAATATTGCCTGACCATATTTTCAGAAAGAATACCTATAAATTGTTCTTTAGGGCTACCGTCATCTTTACCTCTTTGCCCGAAGTTGTTTTGGTCTACTAAGTCTTTACTGTAATTATATATTTCTTTTCTGATGGGTAATGTAGTCATATTTAATTTGTTAATTCAATAAAACATAAGTGGGAGCAATTTCAGCGATTTCCTCACACACACTTTCTACTTCTCTCCGCTCCATCTTCCTAGCCAACTGTTTTAATTTAGTGACTTCCCAACAAAACTTTTGATATTCATGACCCTGCGTGATGTTTTCTTTAGTCTTATTATCATAGACAAAAGCATCAAAAACTTCATATCTTGTAGGATCAATACATCTTTCGATAGGGTCAAAAACAGAATTGCCGACGACAAAATTAAAGATGTCGTGACTGTTTACTTTGATGTCGACCTTATTCATCAAAGTATTATATAAGCAGTGTGTTATATGTCTACTAAACTATTCTTATTCTGCTTCTTATCTTAGAAACATGACGTTTCTTTTCTAAGACGGAGCCGCCCTCTCTGCTCCCCGCTCCATTTGTATTACCTTCTATAGCAACAACATAGCCACTGGAGTCAATATCTTTTATAGCTAAACCTATATGTGAAAATGAAAAAATAATAATATCTCCAGCTTTGATATCTTCATTGGTGGGCTTACGAAGATCTACACCTCTACCAGATTGTTGTTTGGCCCAATTCTCAAAATCCCAAGCTCCAGCAGTGCGAGGTCTTTTGAAAGAGATGTCTTCTCCATCTATAGCTTCTCTTACTAACCAGCAAATAAAAGCTGCACACCAAGGCCACCCCTTTTCAGGATCTAACCATGTTGCTGCTTTATACTCATCTACTCTAGGACCACAATTACTACCATCCACTTCAGATACCCCTATTTCCTCTCTAGCTAATGAAACCATTTTCTGCGCTATACTCCCATTGATGGCTGGAGCGTCCTTCGTTGAGAGTTGAGCTAAGATAGCGTTCCAAGTGACAGGCCCATCAGCGCCGTCAGCAGATACCCCAAGGAGTTTCTGCACCGCTCTTACTACTTCTTTTTTACCTTTAAAATTCATTATGCACACTTTCTACTAAAACCAGCGCAGATAGACATCACAACACATAAAACGATAGTTAAGATCATGAAGTCTCTATAATTACATATTTTTTCGTTTAAAATTCCTGCTTGAGCTTCATTGTAATACATTTTTGTATCCATTATGGTATTGATCGCATCAATTGTAGGATCAGTCATATCATACATTCTAGGTATTGAAGCTTTTATCATTTCTACATCTCCTTTGTTAGCCCAAGCAATCAACTCATCAACATAAGCATTTATAATAACTTCTTGTTTAAACACAAAATCTGCGTATTCTACCTCATCAGGGGTAATATCTTTCTTATAGCCCTCTAAATATTCGTCTTTATACCCGCGCTCTTCTTCTAAAATATCAACCATTTCCGCAGGAGTTATAGAGCCGTGAGAAGTTTTGACAACAGAGTTAACTATAATAACTCCATACCAATCAAAGCACATGCCTATTTCCATAATAGATGACTCTGATTGCCTAGCATTTTCCTCTAAAGTAGATTCAATGTCTTCTGTAAGAATCAATCCTTTCCACGCAAAAGCCAAACAAATAGCTGCTAAACAATAAACAATAAACTTAGGTCTCATTTCTTTAAAAATTTCTCTGGGTTCTTAGCGAATTTTTCTGCTAGTCTCACAATTCCGCTAATTACTTCTGGACTAATTACACCTATAATACCGTAAGTGATGGCTTTGGTAAGAGAAGAGACATCTGTCTGTTCCAACACAAACCAAGCTATGCCAGCAGCAATAGCTGCTGTAGCCACTCTCTTAAATTGTTGTTTTAAAGACAAACCACTGTTCCCAGACAATAACCTAGCAAACATAGCAGCAGCACCAACAAGCGGCACTAACCATCCTCCGTTTAAAAACTCTTTTAAAATAGACTTTTCAGGTTCCATGTTTAACTATTTACACGGGATACGAAAAAAGCCCCCCTTGCGGGAGGCTTTTCTTTTATTTTTTTTAAAAAAGCTTTGGTATTAAAACTTAAATGAAGCTCCCGCTCCGACAATCCATTCATCATCGACATGGAAAGAAGTGCCGTCGAAGTCATTGTTATTATAAGAAGCTTTAACGCCTAGAGAAAGGTCATCACTTACTTTGTAAGTTGCTTTTACACCGACCTCTACTGCGCTGTAATCATCTGCGATATTTACTGTAGCAAATGGAGTAGCGACAAGTCCAGCGACAGGAGTCTCAATATCGTAAGAAGCTCCAAGCTCAACTCCATACCATTCATTATTGTCCTCATGCCACACAGTTGCTGTTAAATCTGCGACCCAAGTATAACCCAAGCCCACAAAAACTTCTTCTCTGTCACCAAAGACTGACTCTACGCTAGAAATACCAGCAGTAAGATCGAAATCTTGGCCAAGCAAGGTAACGCCCTTACCATAAGAAACTCCGAAGTCAAGCTCGCCGCCATTATCGGTGTCACTAAGAGCAAAGTCAAAAGCTACAGTGCCTCCACCAACAGGAGCGCCCAACAAAATAGAAGCACCGAGAGAGTCTTCTCTAGTAGCAAGACCTCTATCTGTAGTGAAATTAGAAATAGAAGCTCCAGCTTGTCCCTTAATATCAGAGGCAAGAGTGGTCGCTTCAGAACCTGCGATGCTAAAAGCAGCGCCCAATACGGTCATAAGACCAAGTAGTAGTGTTTTCATATTTTTATATTATTACAATATTGTAATGCTTGTCAATTAAATTTACACATTAAGTGTTACTTTCCCGAATAAATTTCTCTCTCTAAGCGACGATATCTTGCATCAGAGTGCCAAACCTCATCGGTTTGAGGTGTATATATACCATCTTTAGTCTGTATTAGAGACCCCTTCGTCAGTCTTAGAGTAGAAGGTTGATAAATGTTTAAACTGTTTACGTTCAGAGTCGAGTCGCTGGCGCAGGAGGTCAGCCCTATCAGCGTCCCAACTAGTGCCAGTTTGCCTAAGTTTTTCAATTTCATCTATAAGTTTATCCTCTCTTTCGTTATGTTCTATATGTAAATCATAGTAGAACTTGTTATTTTTAATATTTAAAAATAATTCTAATGATTTTAAAACAGATTTAATTATTGAAAGCATTATTTTTTTGCTTTCTTATTATAATCAAAAATAGCCTCTTCAGGTCCATCTACATCATCATAAACCTCTGTGACGCGGCCACGGATTGTTTTAGCACAATCAATAGCCCAATTGCGAGACCCTTCTAGCTTTGCACTATAGCCATGATGATACTCGCCCTTCTTCGTGTATACCCTATAAAGGATAGCTTTTTTTTTCATTTGTCTGGTATGAATTGTAGGGAGATATTCCCTACATTGTTTTCGTTATCAGAAATAAGTCCATGCAGTAAAACAGATTCAGACATAAAGTCAACCCCTTTTTCATCAACAAGGTAAGTTTTTTCTCCATCATTGAATTCTCTCATCAGACCATGAGGGACTCTCTGTGTTTTGCCTAAAAGAAGCTCCTTGCCGATTAAATGTTCTGTGACTTTATTTGTCCCTACTACTTTGAATTTTACGGTCATAATATCTTTATTGCACCAAACTACGGTGTTGTTATCGTCATTAAAAATAATAGCAGTCTTGTCATATTTTTCAATCCATTTTTTATAAGGTTTGACTTTGAATGTGCGTCTAATTTGGCTTTTTAAATAATTTTTATTACAATCTTGTAAGGCTTTATTAAATATTTGGTGAGTGGCGAGTATTAATTTAGAGCTTCTTACACTACGCCATATACCAAAAATAAAAGCTACATCTAAACAATATCGCTCTTCTTTCATAAAGCAAAACCCCACTATGGTGTCGTTTTCTTGCGCTTTATATACTCTATAAGAGAAAAATTCGGTAAAAATATCTTTTATTTTGTTATCTCTTAATGATTTAGATTTAATAGAACAGAAGTCATAAGGCTTAGATTTAATACAAAACTCATAAAAATGCGGCCATACTTCCGCAGCGTCTTTTACCTGTGTAATTTTCACTTCTTTTTTATATTATATAGTAATAAAGTGTAATTTAAAATATGGCGGCAGAAGGAAAAAATAAAGTAGCGAGTAGTCTTTTAGATCTACAACCTACAGCTATATTAGAATTGTTTAGAGTTTATCCTGATAGAATCAATAAACCAACTTTATTTCTAGGTTTTCATGGAGGAGCCGTATACGATAAATCTATATTCTGGCAAGGAGTCCAATATCTCCCCCTAGCTATAGAATCAGAGGGTTTCGATATATTGGCTGACGGCAAATTGGCTCGACCTAAAATAAGAGTAGCTAATAAAAATAATGTAATTACAAATTTCCTACAAAATTACAAAGATTTTAAAAACGCCAAAATAATAAGGAAAAGGGTCTCTGTAAAATTCATTGATGACGAGAACTTTGAAGGGGGCAATCCATTTGGGACAGCAGATCCGAAAGCAGAATTAACTGATGAGACTTGGTTGATGGGTCGAAAAACCCAAGAATCCAAAATATTTGTAGAGTTTGAGTTGAACTCCCCCCTTGACCTAGAAAACTTTTCCGTCAATAATAGGAGTATAGTTTCTAAATTTTGCTATTGGCAATACAGAGGAGAAGGTTGTCGATACGCAGGATTACCTATCGAAAGAGATGATGGTGAAAGTTTTTTAGACCCCACTGGAGGGCCAGTTGTTCCTAACTACATAAGACCTACAGGTTCTCCAGTTTCCTTTTTCGATGACCCATCAGCTTTATGGAGTGTGGGGAGATCGTATGTAAAAGGCGATGTGGTTATACAAGAAAGCCCCACTATTACTTTGGCTAGTCCTAATCCTAATCAAAAAGGGTCTCCTCTTAAGACAGTTTTTGTATGCGTTGATGATAATATCGGTCAACCCCCGAATGAAAATCCAAGCTATTGGCAAAAAGACGGATGCACTAAAAAGCTATCAGCATGTAGAAAAAGATTTAATGATGTTGATTTAGTAAGTTTCGTAGCAGGACAAAACATACAAAGCGGTTTTAGCGGAATAGCAATATCAGGTATGAAAAGTGAGGGTGATAATATCCCAACTCATACAGGCTTGTTTCATTCAACTGTGGAAGGTCTTACAGGGCATTTCACTGGCCAATGGACTATTATGGGCTGGGTTAATATAAATAACAATAGTCCTGTGGGAGCTGGAGTTTTCAGCACTTCTGCTAAAGATGATGGAGATTGGCCTGACACAAGATTTTTAAATATCAATTCCGCTACGACCTCAAAGGGAAGAAACGCTAGAGGTGGTAACACAAATACAGTTGCCGCTAGATATGTAGGCTACCTTTTAAATCGTAGTAGCAGCAGTTCTTCTGACAACGCTTATAGGAAGGTAAATTTACACGCCAAACAAGACGGAGGAGACTCAAGAGAATGGGTTCAATATATTATAACCAACAGCACCGATACTGCAAATTTCATTAACGGACAAGGCAACAATCAAGACACTCTTATAAAATTCTATGTCAATGGAGTTAGCAAATCAGCTAGTAATGAATCTAACGTAGGCTCAAATTTATTAGCAACAAACCAAGGTAACTTCGCTAGTTTAAGCGAGAGGGAAGCTATGACTTGGGATGGTGGGAAAAAAGCCCTGCCTCAAACTTTTATGTTGGGCGCAGTAGAATATTACCAAGGAACAGCGGGTTATGAAAACCCAAACGCTGGTTATACAACTTCTATGAATGGTTGTATCGGCCCTTGGGCGACTTGGAATAGAACTTTAAATGATGAAGAGATAAGCTTTTTATATAAAAGAATAAGAACTCCGAACCAAACAACCAACTCTTTTGATTATGCGCCTCGGGATTATTACGAATGCACTGGAAATTTTAAAGCAATCACAGGCGAAGGCCTTGTTGCGTGGTGGAATGCAAGCACAGGTATTGTAGCTGGAAGCACTCTTGGCATGTTGGATATACATACAGCAGGGCCGTATCATTTAACAGGCAGCGGAGAATTTAAAGCCATCCAAGAAACTTATCAAGAAGCACCCGAGACCCTTTTACCAAACCCTACCCCAGAAAACCCAAGATTTGGTGGTTTCCCAGGAACCGATGGATTTAGCTATGGCCGAAACGCACAAGTGTAAAGGGGAGGTTTCAGCTCTTCATAAAATAAAAGAAATCGCTCACAAGCATTTCACAAAAGAGATATGTGGCTTTCTTGGTTATGATCATAAAAACAAAGAATTTATTATACAGTTAGAAGACAATGCTTCAGATGACCCCAGATCTTATTTTTTAATTAATCCTTTAAGTTACTTATTGTTTAAAGATTCTTACGATATGGTGGCAGTTTTCCATAGTCATATACTAGGAGATGAGACTGAATCAGAATTTGATGTCAAAATGTCTGACAATTGCTGCCAACCTTTTTTGATTTACAGCTTAAATACAAAAAAAATAAATATTTATACGCCCAAAACCATAGAAGCAGATGTAAATATACTAGAAAGGATTAAGGCTGCAAAATGACTCTAGTAAAAATACATGGAATTCTAGCACGGGAATATGGAAGCTCTTTTAAATTTAGCTTACCAAACCCGAAAAATGTATTGGAAGCTATAGATTGTAATAAAGGCGGCTTTATTAAAAGATTAGTGGAATTACAAAAACAAGGTTTCTGCTATGATATTATTATTAATAAAAAAAGAGTCACTCAAGAAGAGCATATCTCTGGGGTTAGAAACCCTGAAACAATAGATTTGGTCCCAGCTATAGCAGGATCAGGTCCAGCGTTCTTTTTGCCATTAGTTGGAGGAAGCGCTTTGTTAGCTAATATAGCAAGCGCTCTATTTTTCGCTGTTATAAGTTACGCTTTAACACCTAAACCTGAAGTAGAAGCTTTAGAAATAGAGGCTGACGCTTCCAAATCTTCTTTAATATTCACTAATACAGTTAACGTGGCAAGCCAAGGATCTCCAGTTCCGATTGGATATGGCCGATTAAAAGTTGGTTCTCAAGTGATTCAAGCCACAATCAAATCATTCCCTCAACATCAAACACCGCAAAAAGCTTTAGGTGGTAGCAGGGGTAACCCTGTTTTCATAGGCAATAGAGTAGACCCGACCTAATGAAACATCTATTAAAAAAGCTTAGTATTGCTGGTGGAGGTGGTAGTAGAAAACCAAAACCTCCTATTTATAAACCCCCTGTTATGGGAGAGTTGCAATATGGAGCATCATATAGTTTTGCTGAAACATTAGATTTGATTAGTGACGGGCCAATAGAAGGCTTAGTAAACGCCAACGGGGAAACTGTAGACGGCTTAAAAATGCTACAAGGTATTTATTTAGATGATACTGCGGTAGCTGTCACTACCGATTCTCCTAGAGAGCTAGATCAGTTAACAACTTTAGAAACTGAAACTATAGAAACTCTTAACATGGAGTTAGACAGCACTAAAGGGGTCACTTATTGTAGTAAGTTTTTTCAAGAATTACAAGAAGCTGATCTTAGAAGCTCTGATGGAAGAATAACAGATTTAAATTCTAGCACTGCTGGTGGTCTTGACAATGAAGAAGCCTCATCTGCTAGCGATGTAACTATGGTATTTCTTAGAAGTGCATTAACTGACAATGTATATCCAAGAGGTGAATTCGATGAAGGAAGAGGTATCGCAACAGAACCCCGAGAACCCTTATTGCCATCTACTATATTTGATTACGCTGCTTATATAAGGGGTTTTGTAAAATATAGAGGTAGTGCTGGAGCGGAAACTTTTGAATGGTATTTAAATGGTGAAAAGCAAACTGGCTACAATGATGCTAACGCAGCTTTTAGAGATGATAGTAGACCAAAAGGAACATTAGGCAGTCTTTTGTGGGCAGATACCAATTTAAATTCCTCTAAATTTTTCTTCTCTTTCCAACCCGATTTAAGATACAGATATGAGGGTAGGCCAGATGGAGATGACTGGGTTAGAGCTAACGGAACAGTATTTGATCAAAACGAACAAAAAATAAATGAAGTAGTTTTTTCAGAGCTTGATACTATTTATGGCTTGTACGCTAACAACAACCAGCAAGGCGGCAATGATATACAACAAGAGTTAGCCTTAAGAGCTTTAAATCGTCTCGGGTTTAATGGATCTAATACAAACACTTTAATTACAGATTATTTAAACCCCGAAGAATATGGTGGGGTTATTATTGTAAAAACAGAAAATACAAACAGCAATTTAAACAAGTCTATCTTAGATGGGGCAGATTTGTTTAACATGACTACTTTTCCTGTCGGATTGCAAAACCAATTTAATTTGATCGCGGTAATGCAAAATGCTGGAATGAGAGTTACAGACGTAACTTGCCCAGAAATTGATACAAGCGGGACTTTAACAGGAGTGATGCATGGCTTTCTTATAATAGAATTCCCTATACAAGAAGACACTGTGGCACTGACAGTTAGAACAGCTCATGGAAATGATTATCCTTATGGTTATGCTTACTCATATCAAGTTCCTAGAGAAGTTATAAGCGCCTTAAGTGATTTAAATTCTTTTAAATATGCTAAAACACTTGAAATAACTGAAACCCTTGTATCACAAGATGTTACTATCAACGATTTCAACACTACTAATTTAAAATATAATTATAGTAACGTATTAGCAGAATTAAAAAAAGGAACAGAATCACAAAATCCATTTAGATTTTTTAGCAGAGTCTTTATAGACCACATGTATGATAGAGAACTGTTCGGACCTTTCGGCACAGCTAAAGCTGACGGCAACCCTAATACAGTAGGCGCTCAAAGCAATGCCCCACAAAGGATTATGCCTAACTCATCAATGCTAACAAGAGAGAGTGTTTTGGGTGAAACCGCGACGAATTATAATACAGATTTGGTAGAAAGCTTACCTTTAAATGAGGGTAGCGATGATCAAAGAAAAGATGCTCGCGCAATCACAAGAAATTATTCAGATTGGGGAGAGAACTCTTTAGCGGCATTTGACGAAAGAGCTATACCTGTCGTTCATACTATTTACAACCCTAATGTAGATCAAGTATTTATAACTTTAGATATAACAGAGTTAAAAGATACTTTAATAAAAGATGTAGATGGAGTTAGAGCAGGAAGAGGTGAAGATAATAAAAATATTTCTATAGGAACCACCTTCCCGACAGTATTAAACATACAGGTCGAAACTGGAAAAATAGGAAAGAAAAGTGACGGCTCGGAAGGACAAGTGCCTTTCAGGACTTACACTTACCGTATTGTAGCTCTCATCGAGGGAAATACTTTAATTGATATTGGTAATCCTGACTACCAAGCCACAAGTGGAAGAGAATTTGTGGTAGAGCTTAATGGAGCAGATGACGCTTTAAACTATTTATCTCAACCTTTTCAGCTACCTGAAACAACAACTAGCAAACAATCTGTTTTAAGCGCAGATGGAGAGCGAGGTGTAGAAGCTGGGACTATAGAAGAAGATAGCACTCAAAAGAGATACGTTAAAGTAACTAAACTCTCTTATGAGTCTAACTCTGTTTTATTAGCTAAAACAGTTTCAGTGAGGAAAGTAACAGAGATAATCGGAGTAGATCTTCCTTATCCTTTTTCTGCTATAGTCGGGACCAAATTAGATTCTCGGGCTTTTGGAAGCATCCCTAGAAGGAGTTTCGATTGCAAATTAAAAAAAGTAAGAATTCCTAGCAACTATTTTCCTGTTAAAAAAGGTGTGGACAAAAGATATTATGCCAACCAAGAACTTTTCGATAACACCAGTAAAGAAAATAAATTAGTTTATAAAGGAGACTGGGATGGCTCTTTCAATGATGAGTTAATGTGGACAGACAACCCTGCATGGATTTTGTACGATTTACTTACAAATTCTAGATATGGTATGGGTTCGCATATAGACAGCGAAACAATTAATAAATGGCAGTTATATAAAATAGGAAGATTTTGTGATGCTGTTGATGATGATGGATATTTTGTCGGAGTAACTGATGGGAGAGGCGGTAAAGAGCCAAGATTTTCTTGTAATATAGTTTTTGATCAAGGGCAAAAGATCTTTGATGCGATTAACACTATCGCTGCTTTATTTAAAGGAAGGACATTTTTTAGCAATTCAGAAATAAACTTTGTAGACGATAGACCTAGAGACACAGTAAATTTATTTACAAACGAAAGCGTTAAAGATGGCCTTTTCTTTTATTCAAACAATAGGAGAGATGAACAGTTCAACTGCATAGAGGTTGGATACAGAGATAGATTTGACAACTTCTCTCCCAAAATTGAAGTTGTAGAGGACGAAGAAGACATTAAAGAGCGAGGTATTTTTAAGAAAAAAATAGAAGGCATAGGTATTACTTCTAGAGCAATGGCTCGCAGAACCGCTCAACACCAAATCTTCTCGAAGATAAAAGAAAACCAACAAGTTGCATTCACAGCGGGATTAGAAAGTCTTTTATGCAAGCCTGGAGATCTTGTAATTATTGAAGATGAATTAAAAACTAATAAAGCAAACTTTGGTAAGGTTTTGGCTGTTGATCTCGGAGCTGAAACCCTTCGATTAACTAATCAGTTCAACTCTTCCTCAATGGATGGGGTATTGACTGTTTATAACCCCACAGGAAGCGATTCTTATGAAGATTTAAATACTATCGCTAATTCCATCAGGCAAAGATATTACAACTTCACAGTAACAGGTATAGCCACAGACAGTTGGTTTAAATATACGGGTCAATATGGATTTTCAGGATATACAGAAGGATATACAGAAGCCACAGGTTTGGCTGAAACTAGATTTCAACAATACGCTGCTTACACAGGCTTGCCAGAAAGTGGCAGAATGCTTTACTTCCAAACGGGAGTGACTGGATGGGTTTTCGCCTCTGGAACTGGAGAGGGGAATGCGAGTGCAATAAATTTAAATTCTGGAGATTTTATATCTGAATGGACAGGAACTCAAACTTTAGCAGATTTTAACACAGGGAAAATAGCAGCTTTCAATATGCCAGCGAGAACAAGGGGTGCGTCCTCTTCTTTCAGCGGCATAAGCTCTCTCACTACATACACCAGAGGTATAACCGAATCTGAAATCTCCGAAATAAGTCCAGATCAACTGTCTGTTTTAAGCGTTACAGGCTCTATAACCGATCAAACTTACGGATCTTTAGTTTCAGGTTTTGATAAACCAGAAATTTTACCCTTTGTAAAACTAGGAAGCCCTGCAAAATTTGAAATCAAAGATGCAAGCCCATTCATCTATAAAGTGATTTCCATGAAAGAAGAGGCTCCTAATGAATATTTAGTAACAGCCACAAAATACGACACTGGTAAATTTAATTTAATTGATAAAAATATCAGCATCGAAGATAAAGCTAATACTTACAGCTATCAAGTCGCACAAACAATTAATGGTGTCACATACAAGACGCTAGATGCTCCGAGTATTGATTCGGTTACTACAGGAGTTCCAAACGCTTCAGATGCAACTTTCACTATTACAGGGGACTGGTCGGCTGTAAATAATAGCACAGGATATAACATGGCGTTAACTCTCCCTAACGGACAGGTCATTAACAATTCGATAACTACCACAGGAGGTCAATTTACTGGCCTCAATCAAGTAGGTGTATTTAATTTTAGTGTTAACGCATTAGGTAATAACGGAGGAGCGGGAGGCAACGCATATTTCGATTCTGATTATGCATCTTCTGGAATTTTTGTTTTATATGAAGAAACCTTAACATTTTCTAAATCATTTTTAGATAGAATAACAATTCTCTAATGAATCAAACAGGATATACAGTATTAAAACTAAGCAAATTTGAAGGCGCATATGCTTACGCAAAAACCGCTAGAGAATTTGCTACTGGAGCCACAGGCGCAGGAGGATATTTACATGCTAGAGCAGGTGCTTCAGGGTGGAATGATGTAGAATTTATAAACGCTGTAGGAGCTGGAGCGACTATGCCTCTAAGTATCGGAGCGTCTGCCCCTGATAATATTTTCACAGGGGGAGTGGTTGTAATCGGGGCTTCAGAACCAATTGGAGATTTAAGAGCAGAGGCCACAGGTTATTATGGAATAGGGACAGTGACCCCTTATAATTTCGAAAAAGGAACCAACTATTCAGGAGCTTTATACGCTATTTATAAAGGCAATGCTAATCAATGGCACACGGGGAAGATAGGAATTGGAACAACAGCAGGGGATTTCACTGCAAGCGGATATTACGAGGGTAATTTCGATACTCGCGAGATTTACGAATTCGAAACTTCTTTTACCGCTGACAGTAGCGATTTAACAAAAATTACAACAGGTAGTGGAGTTTATACAGAGGGGGCTGATGTAACTTTACAATTTAGTATTTTAAACAGGAACGGAGAACTTCTTTCTTCGGCAGCTCAAATAGCAGCAGACCCATTTATCAGTGGGCAAAGAATAAGCATTCTGAATAAAAATGGGACCGTAGCTTTTCCTGATTATCGAATTGGAGGAGATTCTACTTTTTCTTTTTCTAGATCACAAAACATAGATGTTTTTGGCTCTTTCACCAGAAACTTTGGTATTAGGAATGAAGTAGTTAACGAAGATGGTGGTGTTCATACCAGTGAATTTTACTTATACGCCAACACCGCCACTTTTGACAAAGTATTTGTTAGAGCTTCAGGAGAAACAGTTTTAAATGAAACTTACACAAATCTTGATCCCCCAAATACAGGGTCGATAACTAATACAGCGGCTAGAAATGATGCTGTAAAATATTTTAATAATCAACTTATAAACTCTTCTGGTGTCACGGGATTTATTGAATTAGATTTAGGATTTAATGAATCTCCCAACTTTACATCTTTAGGAGAAGCTGTTCTGTATTATGGCACTAGTGGAGAATTAGAAACAAATAGGGGAACTTTAGTAGGCAACTACCCTTTGAACTCTATACAAGAGGGGCAAAAGATTAGACTAACCGCTAATGATGGCATCCCAGAAGGAACAGGTTTATTTTTTAAATTAGCGGCTGATAGTGAAGTAGGATTTAATGAAGAATTATTTACTATCGGACCGTTTACTCTTGAGCCTGAAAATGAAGGCCCCGATTTAAATCTTTATAATCAAGGAGATCAAACTCTCGTAGGAGATTTTACAATCGAGGCAGGTTTGGAAGGAGATGATGAAGATGGTGGTAACTTGAATGTTAGTGGTAATGCACTAGGAACAGGAGATGCAGGTAGATTAACTGGTCCATCAGGGTTGCCGTATTTGCTAACAGGTGATGCAGCGGGAGGTGGTGGCTCTGATACTTTACAAGATGTTGTAGACAGGGGTAATGCTACAACCACTGATATTAATTTTAATGGATCAAAAATTATTTTTAATGGAGATTCAAATGCATCTATATCTTATGCAGTGGGAGCTTCGGCGGTTAATTTTGGTAGTAAAATTACCACTTTCGAAACCTCCCGAGCAGATACAATAAATTTATTTACAAATAATGCAGTAGCAATAGGAGCTAGCGCAGATGTTTTTGGGGGTTCTCCAGCCACAGGGTCGGCAGTTCTTGGAGGGACGGGTAATAATATTAGTGGACACTTTAACACTTTAGTGGGTGGCGCTCAAAATAAAATATCAGGTCACACTTTAGGTTTTAACTTTGTAGGGGGTGGGTCAGGAGTTGATATTGTAGATAGTCAATATTCTTCTAGTGTAGGCGGTTACAATAATGATATTTTAGATTCTGATTATTCAGTAATCGCTGGAGGTTTTAGCAATAAAGTCACTGGAGTAAATGGTATATTTATGGGCGGTGGATTTAGTAACACGGCCAAAGGGGCTAGTTCGGTTATTGTTGGAGGCCAGAGCAATACAATTCACGGTAATAGTAACCGAAGTTTCATCGGAGCTGGAGCATCAAATGTTATAAGTGGAGAAGGCAGTGTTATAGGGGGCGGTCTTAACAATACAATTGAAGCAGATCGCTCTGTTATCATTGGAGGTCTCTTTAACGAAGTAAAAGGTGGTACAGGTGTAGCTGCTGGTTCTTATTCTAAAGTCCAAGCAGGGCATGGAGGAGCTTTTGTATTTAGTGATTCTAATTCCACGCCGACATTATCCACTGGCGCTAATGCAATGGTATTAAATTTCGCTGGTGGCGTTCATGTGCCTACCAGTGGAGTGTTCGGACAAGGCTTATTTGTTAGTGGTGTTCCTGTTCTTACTGGTGAAGCACCAGAAGCTGATACTTTACAAACTGTTACAACTCGCGGTAACACAACAACAACTTCTATTCTTTCTACTGGACCACACATCTCTGGTGTTACTGGATTGTTTGGTGATAGGGTGGGCATTGGAAACAATAATCCACAAGATTTCAATAGTGAGGGTAATAGACTTGTCGTTGGTGATGGGTCGGCAGCACAAGGCATGACGATCTTTGCTGGGACTTCCCATAGCGCGAGTTTATATTTTGCTGACGGAACGGTTGGATCAGCCGCTTATCAGGGTTGGGTTCAATATAGACATGGCAATAGCAGACTAGACTTCGGAGCAGCGGGAGGTAGGAGAATGTCTCTTAATGGAAATGGTCTTGCTATTGGAGATATAACTAGTCCTAGTGCAGAACTAGAGATATCTTCATCAGCAGCTACGATAAGATTAACAGATTCTGATTTAACAAATCATTATAGTGAAATAGAAAAAGCTGGAGTATA